TCAAAATCTGGGGTCGAGGCCGTTGCGCTTGTGCATACCTTCGATGTAAGCCACAAAGCAGTCGTAGTTAATACGCCAAGGGCTATTTATCTTGTCGCGCACCTTGTAAGCCTTCAGTGTTCCATCTTCAATCATGCGCGTGATCGTCTGCGGGGATACATCAAGGATCTCCGCCGCGTGCGAGGTGGAGATATCATACTGCGGACTCCAAGGGAGAAGCAACTGGACACCGATACGAAATTTCATCGTGCTGGCCTCTCTTCCCACTTACCCGCGTATTGAAGCATCCCTTTGAGTGCCCAGCGGACGCGGTTTGCATCGGCGAGCGTGGCGATGGTCGGCGCGGCCTTATGCTTGAGCGGCGAGCGCGGCGAGCGCAACCACGCATCGAATTGCGCGCGGCCCCAACCCAGGCGCGAGTAATAGTCTTCAATGGTTGCCAGATCGGCCGCGGAGGCCATCTGCGGGGCGCTGGCGAACTCCTGGCCATCCTTGCGGCCGTCGAGGCCTGCGCGGCGCGCCTGGTCGCGGTCGAGGCGATTGTGGGGCTTGGCGGGGGCTTTCACGCCCAGGTGCGTCTGGAGCTGGTCAATCAGCCAGCCGGCATCCTCGAAGGTCAAATCCTTGAAGCTCGAAAGCGGCTTGCGCAGCCGCGCGGAAGCCCAAGCAATCCGCTCGTCGCGGCTCGCGGCGTCCACACCTATCTCATGCCGGGCAAACTGCCCGTAGAGAGTCTGGAGCCGTCCGAGTTGTCTTTGCGTGATCTGCATAACTCAATCCTTCTGGTGTAACTCCCGCCTACAGCGGGCACAGAGGACAGGAGGTTTGTTCTTCCGCATCTCCCGGCCATCTTTCTGCCGGCAGGCATCTGAGCAGAATCTCGCCCTCGCCCGCATCTGTTTTGCGCTGAGCAATTGCGTGCACCCCATTTTTTGACACTGGCGTCGATACTGCATTTCCCGCTATCTCCTTTAATGTACTTTTCTGTTCATAACTTTGAAGGAAATCAAATACCAAGTCGTCCACCGGAGCTAAATCGCCAAGCAAGGTGATTTTCATAAGTCCCTTTTCCTAAAGTTCGAGCGGAATCCTCAGCCAAAGCTCAATAGAATCCCAACTGTTGGTGATGTAACCTGCCATCTTGAGCATTAGATCGGGTTCTCGAATCTCTGGACACCAGGCTGCGGTTAGCTTTCCCGCGCCAGCCGCCCAACCGAGTTCCGCATGGGCGCTTTTCCCGCACGGATTGACGAGGATGCAAGTATCAGCCATTCTGAGGGCATCCATGTCTCGGTTGAATCCTACGATGGCGCGAGGATGGTTTAGGCCGCGAAGGAAACGGGGCACATCGTTGGGCCAGTTCTGCCAACCAGGATCGACTGCGGACCAATGGAATCCACCTTCTCCACGATGGCGCGGGCAATCGGCAAAGTATCCTCCTGCCGCTCCATAGTTCGGATATGCTCTATCCTTGGCCCTCTTGCAGTCTTCGCAAGTAACTTCATCCCCCCACCCTGATCCCTTTCCCCGAAAGTCATAGACCTCATGCCCAAGAGCGCGAAGTCTTTGCACGGCGATAGGTTGGAATTCACATCGCCAACTGCTTGCCACGTAAATCTTCATTGGTCCACCTCGACGATGCGCACCAGGCTCGGTTTCAGCGGATTCCACACAAGAGCACCACGCAAAGTCAGGTAGCGCAACTCACTCTTGAGCGCGATGCCGAGCGGGACGCCATCAAGCTGGGTATCCACGTCGCGCCATGTTACGCCGTCTAGTTTGCGAGAGACAGTTTCGCAAACGAGTCTCTCTTTCGCCGCTTCCAGCGCGATCTTATGGGCTAGTATCATCACTTCAGTCATAGCAGTTTTTCCTCCTTCAAAAAGTCACGTTCCAGGTCGCTCAATCCGTTGGGAACTTCGCGCAGACGCCGGATGGTTCGCCGCTGCCAATCCGCGCTCATCACGTCGCGCAATGGCCTCTGCGGCTCATCCTCTGGCCCGTAGCGCTCTCCGGGGTGATAAGTGCCCAACGATGCTTGCGCGGCCAGTGGCGACGTGCGCATGGGCTGCTTGAAGCGATTGAGCGGCCCGCTGGCGTAGCGCAGCAGATCGCCGATCCAACGGAAGGCGCGCTCGCCGGGCGCGTGGTCTTCGCCGCGCAAACGATGCTCCAGGCAGAGCGCAACGATCTCAGGCGTGATGGTGGGGTTGGCGCGCAGAAAGCTGGCCAGGGCGCCGGCATCGGCGCCGTTCCAAGGGAGGGCAGGAACCATCGGATTTTCGCGCTGCCAATATTCGCCGAGCATCTCCTTGATGGGCGTATGCCGTGGATCGGCCGCCTTGCGCGCGCGTGGCTCCTGGGCTCTCGTCATTGTGCGGTCACTCCCACTTCAAGTTGCAGTTGGCCGAGCAGCTCCAGCGCGGCGCGCGGGCCGTCAACGGCTTTCAGCACTTCGAGTTCAGCGCGCACCTGGTCGAGCACTTGGCTATGCAGAATGGCGTGATCTTTGTCGGTCAGCATCACGAAATAGCCACCATTCGAGCCGAATTTACTGGAGCCGATCGGCAGATGAAATTGAACGCGCAGCGAGCGGACGATCTTCTTGACTTCACGGTCCGTGAGCGCGCCGGCCGCGGTGCGTCCCATAGCCTCGCGCATGTCGGCGATGGAGATGGCGTTGACAGCGCCGCGACGGTAACGAATGGCGGTGAGTACACGCTTTTCGTCGTTGGAGAGCGTGAGTCCGAGCGGGCCTCCAGGCTTGCCGAAGAGCAGCCACTCGATCTGCGCGTCGATGGTCTGCCGGCGCTCCTCGATCGATTCAGGAAATAGAGATTGCTCAGTCATAGCGCCTCCGTTGTGGTGAGTGAGTCTTTGAGGAAGTGACCATCGCGTTCGCAATAGCGGCGCTTGAGGTGGTACTTCTTAAAGATGCCCTCGTGACAAACTTCATACCAGACAGCCATGCGATCACCGGGCAGGATCTCCGCATCGCATTCGTCGCAACGATGCGGGACGCGAGCCTGTATCCAGATGACGCTGTTCGTCGCGGCTGCGGCTTTCATCGACCTACTCCTTTGCGCGCTTCGATCTCCATCTGGGCCTGGTGGCGCAACAGCGCGATGGCGGAAATGAGACAGCCAGCCCACGAATCGAGCGAATCAGCCAGGCTCAGGGCGATTTCTGGATCGACCGGCGCATCCGGATGTTCTGCCCAGGCATCGTTCAGCGCGTCAAGCTTGCGAAACACGTTGATATGAGCGGAGCTGAGAGTCACTGGATGCTCCCTTCCACACGGATTACATAGTTGCGGGCGAAGAGCGCGGCCTTGTCGCCGAGCGTGAGGCCTTTCCACCAGGCGTCGACGATTGCGTCCGTAACGATGAAGGTGGCTTGCGCGGTGTTGGCCAGAGCGTGTCCAGGGCCGATGCGTGATGCGCTGGTGTCTGTTGCCTTCGCGGGCTTCTTATCCTTATCCTTCGCCTTCGCGGGTTTCTTGCTCTTTGCCACTTTGCCAAGCAGCCCGCGGTGGTAATCAACTGCTGAACCGCTTAGGCCCAGGCGTTGCCCGATACTTCTGCAGGATTCTCTGGGATCGGCGTCGCGGATTGCTTGTTTCATCTCCGGGGTAACTTTCATAGATTTCTCCTCGATTGGTTGCTGGATGTTGAGGAGGAGGGATTGCGCCAGCTTAGACCCCCTCAGAACTGGGACTACCGAACAGCGGAAATTCGAAAGGGTGTCGTCGGGCAGCGGTGGGTGCGTGCCGGCATCGCAGGCGGCGCAGAGCGCTTCGCCGTCGAAGACGATCACAGCGTCACAGCAGAGACAGCGCGAACAGCGCTTTCCGCGCGGGGCCACAGTGGTGACTTGGGAGATCATGAGCGCGGGCCTTTCCGCGTCGCCTGGTTGCTGAAGTGCGCAGTGAGCTTGTCGGCTTGTGCAATTGCGCGTTTGAGCCAGTCGTGGAGGCTCGCGTTTTCTGCCAGCGAATCAAAGGGGTTGCGAGCGCCATCGAGAGAGTCAAGGCGCGATACGGAGCAGTGAGCTGCGCGCAGCAGATTTTCGATTTCGACAAGCCGAGCGTGGACGGATTGAGTCATCATGCTCCCCTTTCATTCGCGCCGGTTGAGTGGCGTGTTGGCGTTGCGCAGCGCGGACAAAGGTCGCGGAAATCCGCACCCACCTTGCGTCGCGTCCAGCCATACTTCTTTGCTTCCTGTCTCAATATCGGAGCCGGAATAATCGCTCCATCCACGGGCGCAGGGTTCACATCGCAGTGAGGAAAGGGATCGCCGCATTGATCGCATTCGAGATTCAGTCGTATCCGGACCATCCTCTGTTCCTTTCAGTCGCGCTGGTTGAGCGGTGTGTTGGCGTTGCGCAGCGCGGCCAGCTTGATCCGCCGCTGCTCTTCGGCTTCGGCGCGATCCGCTTCATCTTCTTCGCGCTCGCGCCGTTTGATCAGCCACAACCCCAGCACATAAGCAATCAGGGCCAGGATCACCAGGCTTCCGAGCATCTGAGGGGTGATCGTTTCAACGATGGGACTCACTGCGCGCCGCCTTTCTTGGCCCTCTTCGCGGGCTTGGCTGGATCAGCGAGGACGACTTTGAGCGATGGCTTTTTGGGCTTGACGGTGACGCAACGGCCCCACAGATTCAGGACCTTCTCGCTCAGCCGCTTGGGCAGCGACTCGGACTTGAGCGCGGCTTCGGCGCCCTCGACGACTTCATATTTTGAGCGCAGCGTGAAGAGCTTCTTAAAGTACTCGCCGAAGCCGTTGGCTTCCAGCGCTTCGCGTAGCGTCTCCACGCGGTCGTCCACGATGGTGAGCGTGTCGGACTTGGTGACGGTGAACTCCGAGAGCTTGCCGGCCAGGCGGCGGCTCTTCTCGGCATGCGGCGGAACAATGCCGAAGTTCATCACCATCTGGATGGCTTCGGCTTCCAGCGCTTCGAGCTGCGCGGCCGCTTCGGCTTTGGCAAACATTGCGTGGACGTGGCGCACGGCCAAGTCGTCGATCTGCTCGGGGGTGGGTCTTGCCACGACGACTTCGTTGGAGAGCTGCTCGGTGGTGCAGAAATTAACGGTTGCGGTGGTCATAGTGCCTCGTTTTCTTGGTTGGGTGCTTTGGTTGTGGGGTTGAGAGATTCAATCCAGCGGGAGAGCCGTTTGTGGAGGCACTCCTGGCCGCAGATGTCTTCGAGGATCAAACTGTCATCCTCCTCGTCGATCACGACCTCCGAGGGACCGAAGGCTATGCCTCTGCGCTTTTCGGAGGCGTCCTTCGGGGTGATCGCAACAAACCAGTGGTTGGCCTCTTGCTTCATGCGGCTGCAGACGTTGCAGGAAATGACAGTTTTTTCCATCAAGGAGCCACCTTTCCGTTGTGATAAATGAGGTCAAGCGGGTGAACAGGCACGTTGAACTTCCGCCCATCGAAGCGAACATGAACACAGTGGTCATAGGAACGCTTGCGGACGACAACACCTGTTCTTACAGTGCCGAGATGGTCTTTCATGGTGACTCGCTGCCCGACCTCAACAGGAACGCAGTAGGTCGCCTTCACATATTCGTAGGCCATCAATTCACCTGAGCTTTCGGCTGAGAGCCGCGCACGGCCATATCGATGGCGGCGCGCGCGGGTTCGATATTGCGGAGGATGGCCTTGGCCACGGGAACGGGCACGCCGCCGAAGATATGGAGGCAATCAATCGCCAGCTCCAGATCCACAGAGAGAGTCAACAGCGTAGCGACAAATCCAGAGGGCAGTTCTACGAGGGCCGCGGCGTTGACGCATTGCGCCTTTCCGTGCTGATCTGTGTAGACAAGGTGTCTCTGCTGGTCAAATGCCGCCAGCACTGTGCCGCCGTAACTCCCATCTCCCGCCTCGACGGGTTTCCGCTTGCGCTTCGCGCTCACTCTGAGCCTCCCTTCGCGCAACCAGGGCAGCGGTCGGATTTGTCGTGGAGCCGAGAGGCTCTTTCAAATTTCCAGCCTCGGGTTTTGAGATCGCGCCGCAATTGCGCCTCGGTAATATGGGCCGCATCTTCGCAGTCGGAGATGTTCAGGCAAACGTCGCAGCGAACTTGGATATAACGCTCGATCACTTGTGGCCTCCGATCTTGGCAAGGTCGAGCTTTGCGAGTTTGTCGATTTCTTGCATTGCCTGATCGAGAAAACCGGCGATTGTGAGATTGATGCCACGGGCTTTTCCAAGTTCGTAAGCCACGCCCGCCACGGTGTTGCCAGCGTTCAGGTCCATCCGCATCAGCCGCTCCATTTGGGTCTGGAGGTCGAGAGTGCGGTTTGTTGCCTGAATCAGAAACTTGTCGAGTGCTTTGGTATCTCTCACCGCGCACCTCCGGCATCGCCAGAAAAAGCACCGGGTTTGTCGGCCCAGCAGACTTTTGCGTTGAGTCTGGCTGACCGGCGTATATAACGGCGCCAGGCAAATGCTTTTCGCTCAAGTCCATTGATTCCGACGCGATTGATCCAAGCCTCAGAGACACAAATGCACGAGCCCCGATAATTGAGCAGAAAGAGATATGGGGTTATGCGCTCGATGGTGACATCTTTGATTGCATTCGCACCGAGCAACAAATAGGTAGCGTCCTCAGGAAAGTAAGTTCCGCAAGTTGTCATTTTGCTCCTCCTCCGAGTACCCGCTCGACGGCGCCACCGGGCAGGAAAGCCGCACCAATCTCAACGGCGAGATAGATTGCGATGGCGATGGTCACAACTTTTAGGCAGAGATCACAGACAGATTCCGAGCGGAAGATCAGCTCGGTGATGCGGCGCAATTGGGCGTCAGTAGGGGTCCAGCGGCGGTGCAAGAGCGTCCGAAACTTCTGGCGCATGGAAGAGCTAAAAGTAGATGGAGGTTCGTCGGCGACAAAATGAAACTTAGAGTCGAAGTTCTGCTGAAAGTGAGCATTCACGGCCCTTCGGATGGCTCCGGAATTCTCACGCATAAAGCGGTTCATCGACTCTCTGTCTATATCGGATACGTGGATATGCACCTCAATCATGAGATCGCCTCAACTTTCTCGCCGGCCGGTTCGGGATCAGTCGGAGGAGGAGCCGTGGCCTTAATCTGATCGAGCGCGTTGGTCAAGGTGCGGATGTTGATGTAGGTCCGGTTTCCGTTAAAGGCATCCGGCACGGTTGCCCCCGCGATGAGCTTGTCAATGAGATGGTTGGCATCGTCGGAAGTGCGCTGGAGCAATAACATCCCGATCTCGCGCTCGATGATGCCGCGGGCTTCTTGCTTTTCGAGTCCGGGCAGCAGCACCCTGGCAATGATGCGGCTGTTCCACTGCTCCAGCGTCGCGGAGAATTCATCCAGCTTCGTCTTCAGATCCTGCGAGCCCGCGAGGAGGATTGAAAAATACGGCGGCCGATCAAGCAATTCCTGAATGGTTTCCAGGCATTCGATCGAGAGCCGCTGCGCCTCGTCGAAGATCAACACCACGCGGCGGCCGTCGAAACGGAAGCGCAGCTCTGAAATCATCGATTCAATCTGTGCGTTGACTCGGCATCCGCACTCGACCGCGATGCGGCGGATGATGTCCCGTGGGCGGATATTTTTCCGCACGTAGACATAAAAGGCCTGGCGACCCTTGTCGCTTGCGGCCAGCTCGCGCAGGTTCAGTTGCGCAACCTCATGTTCCAGAGCGAATGACTTCTGATTTCCCGGCGCGCCGTAGAGCATGTAGGCAACGGGCCGGCGCAGGAGCTGCTCGATGGTGTCGCGAATGATCTGCACGTTCCTGGTGTCGTAGAGTTCGCCCAGGATGCGCGCGCTGGTGCCGATGGGATGCTCCTGCATATAGCCGTCGGCGGCTGCGATCACGTTGCGCGCCGATGCGCCGATCCGGTAATAGCGATCCGTGAGAAACAGCCGCAGCGTGTCGTACGAGTAATTGATCCGGCGCGCGAAGTCGGGCTGCGAGAGCCCGGTGCGCGCAAGATAATCGTGGATGCGTAGGCGGGCGGCGGTATCAAATTCCCGTTCGTCTTCGAGTGCCATCTTTCTGCTTGCCTTTCCGTTCATTTGAGTTCCTCCAAAAAACTGCTGGCTATTTCCGAGGCGCTTTTGGGCGCGACGGCCTGTTTGTCCGGTCCGAAGCGTGGTTTGCGCTGCGTAACGAGGTCGGAGATGTTGGTATCGGCGGGCAGTTGCAGCCTGCTGGCCATGGCTTCCAGCGGCGACTGAGCGCCGTTCTGGCGGGCGACGAGGGAGATGGTTTGCAGCGCCTCGCGCGTTTGCTTTTCGAGGTGCCGGCGCTGGCGCATACTTTCTTGCACCAGGGATTTGGTGTGCGGATCACCAGGTGCGAACCTGACGAGTTCCTCAGTCCGCAGAGCGCAGATAAAGTTTCCATCCAGATCCAAAGCGGCCGCGTCTTCCGGCGCGCCTGGTTCATAGGCGATCAGCACTTCGCACGAATTGAGATTGTGGAGAGCGATCCAACCAGGCTGGTCGATGGGCGTGTACCGGCGCTTATTCAGGTGGATTGCGCACTCCTGCACCAGGCGCTTTTCGTGCTCGGCCATCAGCAGTGCGAGCGTGGCCGCATCCGGCGTAGGTTTTTGCCGGGGATTAAGATTGGCCTCGAAGACCTGGCGCGGGGTGCCACCGTCCATTCCTTCGCCCGTGTGCGGCGTGTCAGCATATTCCTCCATCCACGCCAGACAGGCGGCAATGAAGAGGCTGGCCTTCGGATGGTTCGAGTCAGCGACATGACCATGGCGCGCCAGCTTGCGGTGCTCCATCATGGCTGCGGAGGTGGCATCGGGGCGCGTGAAAGGGTTGCCGCTGGTGTATGTCGGAAAGCATTTATCGAAGTGTTCGTGGACCGATCCCCAGAATCGCTCGATGTGCTTTGCTTGCCCGTGATAAGGCGCGCAGTGAGTGAGTGCGATGCCGAGACGCGCCAGAAAGCCGGTGGCGGCGATGGAATCTATCTCAGACTTCCACCAATTCTTTGGCGCCAGAGGCGACTCCATCATGTAGCCGGGAAGCGCGCCCTTGCCCACTTTGCGGTAGTCTTTACCGTTGTCAACGTAGACGCACTCGGGAGGGCCGTATGTGGTGACGCCGCGCCGCAGAGCCGCGGCGATTGAACGCGAGCTGCCTTCCCAGCACCAGCTCGCGCCCATGGGCATCCGCGAGCGATAGTCCAGCCATCCGGTAAGCCGGATGCGGATCGGCGCGCCCCACTCCACGTTTCCAAACGTATCGTTGAAGCACTCCACATCGTGGATCATGTGGTCGCCCACCCAGACGGCGTTGGAATAGACATCCGTGAAGCCGCGCGTGAGATAGGGACTCATGCGCTCCTGGTAGGCCTTGCGGCCGTTCCGCGCGTAGACAGTGAGTGAGGGCGGCATTGAGGCAAGCCAGCGTCTCACCGTCTCGTAGCTGGGCAGATCCTCGGGCGGAACTTCGACCATCGCCGGGTCGCGGACGATGGCCTCGTAGGCCACCATGCAACTCTGTTTGCAAGTGAGGAAGAGGTAGGCTGCGAGCCAGGCGGCCTTGGGATAGGCTGCGAAGAAGCGCGACTGATTCTTGTCTTTGCGTTTGTGGTCAGCCAGCTCCGCGAGGCCGCCGTGCTGAAAGCGACGCAACCAGAGCCAGATCGTGCCTTCGCTCACGCCCGCTGACTCAGCCATGTAGGCAACCATGCGGCTGGAGCTGGTCACCGGCGTGCCATCGTTGAGGCATAGCCTGCCGAATCGAGCGGGATCGCGCCGGTAATCGAAGAGCATCTGCAGTGTGGCGAGGCGGGATTCGGCTTGAGCCTGATCGTCTGGATCAGGAAGCAGCACGCGCTGCGGGGATGCAACGGGCATCGGAAGGGGGAGGGTCAACGCGAGCTGTGCGCTCATAGCGTTTCCTTCCCATGGAGCTGTGCTTCGAGAAGAGCAATCTTCTCGTCGGCCCGCTTGCGAACCAGAAACTGGCGACCGAGATCGAGGAGAAGAACCTCGTCGTCGTTGATCAAGTGGAAACCGGAGCGCTCCGATATGCAGCGAAGAAGTCCCCAATCACCAATGACTTGGCAAAAGGCCCGTGTGTACTGGGCTGGCCAGCGATGCTGCTCGGCGGCTTCGCTGGTGTAGGAATTGAGCATCCGAACGGTGATGTGATCGCCGGAAAGGCCGGACATCTGTTCGGCTATCTCTTCCCTGCTTTTGGTGCTGTGGCGGATGGCTTCCGTGACGACGCCGCGAACGACGCTTTCGTCGTTGAGGCTGCCTGGGAGGGGCGCCTGGTCGGCGTAAAGGTCCATCTGCTCGGGGCGAAAACTTTCTGCAATCTTCTCCCGTGACACGGAATGAGGGGATGCGGGAGAGTGAACGCGTGATGAGTTCATGCCGTCTTCTCCCGTTGCTCTTGCCTCTCGCGCTTGCGCAGCTCAGCGGTCAATGCCTTGGCCACCCGTCGACTTGTGCGATGCCCCAATGCCACCTGCCGGACATGCTCATGCGAAAGGCCCTCCAGCCTGGCTACGTCGGCGATAAGACCCCTCACACTATGTGCCTGCTGAAAAGGGTTCCTAAACGGAACGCAAACCGAAGAGTTATTGAGGGGGGTGACGGCGAGAATACATTCCGGCTTCACAGCCTTTTTTGCTTTGCGGCGTAGCGAAGCCTCATGCATTGATCGAATGATCTTTTGGCGCAGCTTGGGGTCAGCCCACATATTTCTACTTTTGGCTGCCTGCTCCTCGCACTTCTTCGGAGACCATATATTCGCGGGTTCAAGTCGGGGCTCTTGGTGCGATAGGAAAGGAGTGGACCTTTGTGGAGTTTCTGAAATCCGCTTTCCTCTCAACCAGTTCAGGATCACGGAGATCATGGCGATAATTGGTGCGCACAATTGCTCGATGCGTTTCGGTCTCTGGGTCATGCCGCCCGCTCCCGCAAAGACCGCTCCACACGAGCGGTTTCCGCTTCTAGCGCAGCGTGAACCCGTGACGAAGAACCGACCCCGCGCGCGACTCGACTCACGAAGGAGGGACTGATACCCAAGCGACCGGCAACCCGTGAAATGACCCCTCTGTAAACAAGGGCGCGATGCACTCCGCGGTTCGTGGTACGCTGCGATTGGTGCCGAGAAAGAACCATGGGGGGAAATATATCGATGGTCGATAGTTCTGTCAAGAAAAATAATCGAGTATCGATAGAGGCTGATTCTATTCCCGCCAAAGTCCGGCTCTTAAGGAAACGGCTAGGTATGAGTCAAGCCCTTTTCGCTGAACACCTTGGGGTAAGCCAGGGATCTGTTTCGGAATGGGAAAAAGGTACCCATCCGCCGACTCCGATGGCGTTGATGGCGATTGGTCGAATCGACGATGATGCGACATGGTGGTATGAACAGGCTGGCCCGCGATTTGCGGAAAGACTCAAAACTGGGCGTCTGATTCAAGAGGTCCGCGCTGAACGGAAAGAGGGAAAGGCGACGGACCCGGAACTGTTGGCAAGTGTGCTAGAAGCTGTCGAAACTGCAATGAATCGGGCCGGTGGCTATTTCTCTACAAAAATCCGCGCTGGGATCATCTCTAGGGTCTACGATGAATGGCGACAATCTGGAGAGCGAAACGACGCTTTTGTCGAACGGCTGGTCAATGAAGCCCTCTCCCCGTCGAACCGGAAAGTGAGGGCATGATGCGAAAGAGCGCAATTCTAGTCGCAGCCATTGTTTTGCTCGCTGGGGGCAGTCTGTTCGCGAACAATTATCATCATCGGCAAATTCGCAGGCAGCTCCAAATCGCCTATTCTTCCGTTTCCACAGCAGAAGATTATTATCAGAATGGGGCATTTCCTGAGGCTGATCTGGCCGCGCGCGGCTGTCTGGACGCTCTTGATTCGGAATCACTCAATCTAGCCGAAGCACAAGCCGCGAAGGCACTACGTGAATGGCTCTCCTCGCTTGAAAGCTTAGTGAGTTCGCACTCTATTGAAACTTCTGTCCTTCGCGCGGGCATAGCCGATCAGGCAGCAGCAAAAGCAGAGAAAGCGATGTCAGGTTTCCGAAAGTGAGAACGTGATGGCAGGATTTAGTTTCAACTTAAAAACCAACTATGACATGGGGCAGCACGCAGTGTCGATGGTGGAACAAGTCCTCCGTTGGGATGGAATTTATCGCGCCGATGCAGTTCCGATAATTGCTCAGCGCATCCTTGAAAGCGCTAAAAGGGGTGAAACGGAACGAGATTTCAGGCGTTGGTGCGGTTCGGACGAAGCGCCATATTGCGTGTCCGCTTGGCATGAATTCGCACTGCCACACTCCGATTCCAGAAAATGGCCAGAGATCCTCTTCACTAGCGTCGTTTTGGACATCTACGCGTATCATCGATATAACCAGATCAGAGAGTCATCGAACGAGGATTTTCCTTATTGGCAGCTTGACTGTATGTCCCGATACTGCAAGAAGCATTCTTCACTTGATCAATATATCGCTCGCCCTGATGACCCAATTTGGGAAGACATCTTTCCACCAAACGGCTGGATGTGTGGATGCTCGGTTTTGCCCATCATGGATTTCGACGTTCCTCCACGTAAACCGATTGGACGCCCCGTATCCGAGGCTCTACGCTCGCAGTGCCGAAATTGGTTGCAGACGCGCCCAGATCATATTCTCAAGTTGCTTTAATTTCGCAATCACCCCACTTCGCGCCACACTCCGCGACGCGAAGTAAACCAACTGTCTCAGCTTCACCCGCTATCCCACTGATCAGCAGGACTGCGCCCTATTCTGTGACCTGAACACCCCATCATCTCCGGCGAAAGGAGTATGTGGGGCACCAGAGCGAGCGTCCGTGCGGTGTTGGATTCAGCGTATTGCCTTCCGCTGAATGCAACGCCGCCGGGCCTCCCGAGTGAGGGCAAATGGAACTTAGTGCGGCGGGATACGCATTGCTCAAGCGGTCAGAGGGATTTCGCAGCCATGTCTACCTCGACGTCGCAGGCCTCCCGACCATCGGCTATGGTCACAGACTCCGGCCTGCGGAGTCGTTTCCCAATGGCGTTACCGAGAGCACGGCGGACGCAATGCTGGAAAGCGACGTGAATGATGCCAAAGGTGCCGTTGAGCGCCTGGTCAAGGTTCAGCTTTCCCAGGGGCAGTTCGATGCGCTGGTGGACTTCGTCTTCAACCTGGGCGCGGCGCGTCTCGCCGGCTCCACGCTGCTCAAAGATTTGAACGCCGGCCGCTACGACGATGCGGTTGAACAGTTACAGCTCTGGGATCACACCGGCGGCGAGGTCAACGACGGCCTAAAGTCCCGGCGCGAAGCGGAAGCGGCCCTGTGGCGCGGCGAGGAGGCAGCATGACGACTCCAGTACAAACTCCAACGACATCTTCTACTCCGGTGCTACCGACACCTCTGTCCTGGCCTCTCTTCATCGGCATTGCGGTCTTAGTGGCGTTGGCCGCCCTGGGCGGTTATGAGTGGCTCCAGGAGCGCGCGGCGCGGCTCAAAGCTGAGACGCAAACGGCGGCGCAGCAGAAGACCATCGACCAGGCCAAGAGCGACGCGCGGGCTGTCGGGCAGCAGCTCGCCGCTCAACTGAAATCGCTGGAAGCTCAGCGGCAGCAGCCCGCAACGGCGCAGCGCATTGTGGCTGAGACCTCGAAGCTGATTCCAGGGTTGCCCCAGCCGATCACGATTCAGACAGCGCCCCAACCGGCGGTGGGCAACGGACCCGCGCAGCCGGGAGCGGCGGACCTGGCCAAAGTTCCGCAACAGCAAATTGTGATTCCGGCAGTCGATTTCGCCGCGATACAGAACGCCGAAATCGACTGCCAGGAGGACTCTGCCAAGCTGGCTTCCTGCAACCGGACGGCTGCGGACACAGCGACCGAGCTGCAGGCGACGTCGGCGCAGCGCGACGAGTGGAAGACGGCGGCCAAGGGCGGCAATTGGCTGCATAAGACGGTGACGGCCGCAAAGTGGATTGTGATCGGCGGAGCTGTGGGCGCTGTTGCCGGGTATGCAGCGCATAAGTAGGGGAGACGAACGCATGAAAGATCTTTTGATCGCATTGGTGTTACAGGTCTTCACCGCGGGAGTCTTCTACCGCCGCATCATCTCTAGCGACTCGGACGACGGGGACATCGGCCTGGGGCTGCTCTTTTGGGGGATGTTGGCCGTTTATCTCGCTTTGGATTCTGCTTGGGTAGGAATTTTGATTGGAAGGGCGTCGTGAAACCACTAGCTTTTGTCCACTCCTGGCTGAGCGAGCCGGACGGCACGATCAGCAATGCCCGCATTTGCGTGGTGATCGTGATCGGCTTCGCGACGGGGTGGATGACGGCGCTGCTGATGAAGGTTCGGGGGCCGGTGACGGTACCGGAACTGACGGCGTTTGTGGGGCAGCTCGGGATGTATGTCGGCGGCATTTGCACGTCGCTGTACGGCGTGAATAAGTTCGCGGATGCCTGGAAAAACCGTGGCGGAGGTGATCCGCCCGCACAACAGCAAGAGGGAGAAAAGTAATGGTTATTTTGTGGGTTTGCATCGCGGCAGTGGCCGGCGTAGGAGTGGGCGTGGTCTTCTCCGGCAAGATCGGGACGGCCATCAAGAGCCTGGAAACAACCATCGAAACCAGGCTGCTGGCTCTCGAAGCGGCCATCAAGGCAAAGCTTTAACGGAGGCGGGTGAGATGGAGCAGCCTATCGGACGAGAAAAACGCTGGGTCTTCTTCTGGCTCCTCTGCTGGCTGCGCCGCCGCTTCTGGCGTAACTTATCTGGCTGCTGGAAACAGCGCCCGCAACCTCAACGCACGACGAACTTGAAGGTCGTAATCGGAGGAACCATGGATTCAGCAACGATGCTTGTCGGCCAGTCTCTGGCCGCGAAGGCTGTACCGCTTGAAGCGGACGGCGTAACCCCAACCCCCGGCGCACTCGTGTCGAACGAATCCTGGTCGGTCAGCGATCTGACGGTCGTCACTTCAACCTTGAACGCCGACGGCACAGTGACTTTGACGGCCATCGCACCTGGCTCGGTCACTGTGGGTGTCAGCGCCACGGTCACCGACAGCGACGGCGTGGTGGGCACGTTTAGCGGGACCAACACGGTGACGGTCACCGCGCCTCCGCCGCCCACGGGACGCACGGCCAGCCTCGGCATCAGCTTCGGGACGCCGAGCTAACGAGAACACTGAAAGAGAGCACCAACCAACTGCCGCCGTCGGGACCAACCAAGCCTGGCGGCGGCAACAAAAGCGAGGCAACAGATGGCATCCTCGATGTCGGTTACGTTCCACGGGATCTCGCGGCTCAAGTTCAAGGCCATCAGAGCCCGCATCCGGGCGCAGGCCGTGAAGACGAGTGTCCTGGGCGATACCGGCTCGGCGAGCGATGGCACCCTGACCTACGAGTGGGTTTATTGCGAGGACGAGCAAAAGCTGACCATGACCTGCACAAAGCGACCCTGGTGGAAATCGGAGGCGTTTGTGGAGAGCAGAATTCGCGGCCTGGTGGAGGCGCTATGACAAATCGAATTCGAGGATGGATTTATCTGGCCTTGGGCTTTGCCCTGGCCTCGTGGATGGCGAGTTTCGGTGACTACGCCTACGCGCTCACCCGGCTGCCGAAGTAGGGCAGAAAGTGACCAAAGTAACCCGAATGCCAGAAATGGGGCTAGAAGGCGTCGGCGGAGGCAGGTTGGCCGCTCGGTACCTAAAAACGGAAAGGATGGCCCCACGGGGCTGCAAGGTGCCTGTCGTACCCGTTCAGGGAGATGAGGCGAATGGTGGAAAACAAGGGTAGGCCGAAAGGCTCAAAAAATCGCAAACCTCAGCCCCGAATTGACCGGGCCGGCGACGCTGCCCGGTTGACCCCGTTGGAGTATGAGGTTTCGGTCTGGGTCGGGCGTGGGGCTGATGCAAGAGAAATTGCTTCTCGCTTGGATTTGCCAGAAGAAAAGGTGGAATGGCTGATCGAAAGCGCGATGCGCCAGAAGAACTGCCGGAATCTCGCAGATCTTGAAGCAATGTTCGAGCCGGACTGGGCGCGGATCGACACCCCGCCGGAGTCGCGATGGGAAAAGGCAGGAAACCGATGGGTTCTACGCGGTGGCGACCGGGAGAAAGCTCGAACGGCTTATGCCGAGAGGCGCGAAAGGTACTGGAAAAAGTTCTTACGCAAAAGTTGAGAGGGGAATTGGCCACAGTGACGACATTGGGTTTGGGCGCGGGAGTGGGACCGATGGCAGAGATACCGGGGGGCATCCGAGCCGGTTGGCTCAAGCACCTGGGCCTGGCAATCAGCGGGGCGAGCGGGGCGGCCGTGGTGGTGGGCGGCTACGAGGTTCTGAGAGCCGAGCCGCAACAATCTTTTGCGCTGTTGCAGGGCTGGGGACCGGCCTTCCTGATCGCGCTTTTCGCGCTGTATGTCTCGGGCCGCTTTCTCGAAGGATTGAACGCGACGGTTCGCGAAAGTTTCAATGTGGTAGCCAGTAGCGTTCAATCCGGCGCCCAGGCGAACGGCCGGACGGCCGATGCGCTGACCCGGCTGGCGGATCAGGGCACGCGCGAGTTTGAGCAGGTGGAGCGCCTGGCTGTCTACGCGGCTCAGGAGTTCCCCGGCGTCTATCAGCGCCTGGATCAGCAGGATGAAGTTTTACAGGAACTGCAGCGCGGCATGAAGGGGCTGCATACGTTGCTTGGGAATGAAAAAGCGGCATTGGATCGCAAGGACAGAAAGTTGGAGGAACGCGATGGAAGCGGAGCGTAGGGAGATTCAAGCGCGGCGGCGGCGGGGCATCATTCTCAAACTGGTGCGCGAGGGCCATGAGAACCAACTCTCGCGGATGGACGACTTCGAAGTCTGGGCGGTCTTCCTCAAGATGGGGCAGGCGGTCGGGCGCCAGCAGGTGGTGACGCTACTTCAGGATCTCCAGGTGCTCGATTACATCGACTTCAAAACGTCCTGCGACGAAGAAACCGGGCGCGTGGAGCTGAGTCAGATTGTGCTTACCGCGGCGGGCCTGCGTTTTTACACGCGCCGCCAGAGCAATGACGACGTGCTCTTCAACTGAGTTTGCGTGGCGGCGTGGAAGGACACGCTGACAACGGCACAATGCGTAGCTGAAACAGAGTGAGAGGCCAATACCATTTTCAATCGGGTCCATCCGCAAAGGCAGAACTCCAGATGTTTGGTGGTAGAGCTAAAAGGCGGCAGAACTGGCAATAACCCGCTCTTGCATGGTCTGAATGTGGTACATAACCGGTATCGAGTCCGGCCCGCGCAATTCACCAACTGCAAGCTGTTAGCTGAAAGCTGAATCGATGACCAAGCCCAGACCAAAAACCGGCGAAAAGCGGGTAGTACGACAGCCGCTCAAGATCGACCGTCTGCCGCAGAGCGCGCAGGACGCGATCAAGCAGCTCTACGACCGCGGCCGTACCTGGGTGGAGATCGCCGAGCAATCGGCGAAGCCCTATAGCTCCGAATGGGAGAATGATGGCGGCGGTTTTATCGATTGGGTCCTGGTCGACAGGGAGGCCCTGGAGCTTTTTCCAGGTCTGCGCCTGGCCAAGTCGAGTTTGCAGAGATGGTTTGATTTGCGCGTGAGCCAGGTGCGCGCCCAGGTGCTGGCCGAAAGCGCCAAGGCGCGGGAGTGGGCGCAAGCCTTCGCCGGCAACGATCTGCCGGAGTCGAACGCCGCTGTCATGAACGCCATGCGCGACCAGGTCTTTACCTTGATGCAGAAGGTAGGCCCCGGCGACCAGGCAAAGTTTCTGGACGGCTTGAATGTGCTCTCGCTGACGCTTTCACGATTGCAGCGCGTGGATCTACAGGCGAAGCGGGTCGAGGTTGACACTCGCAAATTGAAGCTGCTGGAAGATCGGGAAAAGGCCGCGCGGAAAAGGGTTGACCAAGCTACTCAGTCCGCCGCAAAGAAAGGCACCGGGCAGTTCTCTATCGAGGACATCAACCTCCTCCGCGAGCGCACCTTTGGTTTGCCGCCACTGGTGATCGCTCATGATTGAGGTCCTAGATCACGAGATCAAGTTGCCGGCCGTTCTGCAGATGCGGCCGTATCAGCAGCGGTGGATAGACGACGACGCGCGCTTCAAGTTCATGGTGAAGTGCGCACGCATCGGCATTTCCTTCGCCACCGGGTACCGGCGAGATGAAATCGCCATGAGGATACCGGGGCGCACAACAACCGTCCTCTCAGCATCGAAGGCGCAATCGGTAGAGTTCGTAGAGACCTGCGCAAAACTCTGCCAGCTCATGGGGGGCACGGCCCAGCACTTCGCGAATGAAGACTTCATCGACTCGCTTGGCCGTATAGAGGCGATTCAGAGCAGAGTCACTTTCCCGAACGGAAGCCGCATCATTGCTCTGCCGGCCAATCCGCGCACGGCCCGCGGCTATCCGGGCGACGCGGTGCTCGACGAGTTCGCGCACCATGAAGACAGCTATGCGATCTACGCAGCCGTCTTCCGCCAGGTCGCGTTGGGTAACTCGCTCGAAGTCTTCTCCACTGCAAATGGGGAGCAGGGCAAGTTTTTCGATATCGCTCGCAACCTCGGACTTGAGATGGGCGTTCCGCCTTCGGATCTTCCAGTCCAAAAGGATGGCTGGTCTGGACATTGGATTGACGTTCACAAGGCCGTCGCTGAAGGCTGTCCGATCGACATCGAGACGATGCAGAGAGGTCTGAACGACGACGACACCTGGAATCAGGAGTTTTGCTGCGTATTCCTCAAGTCCACTGGCTCGTGGCTTGTTCTGCCGTTGATCGCCGCCTGCGAAGACACTCGCACCGAAGCTAAGCTTATCCATCTCGATCCAAACGCTGGGACTCAAATCGATCTCGAAGGCTTCCAGCCGCGCGGACCGTTATCACTAGGCATCGATGTGGGCCGCGATCACGACGCCACCTGCGCCTGGCTGGATGAAAAGATCGGTGACGTGGCCTGGACACGCGGCGTCTTCTGGCTGCATGGCATCACGTTCCCCAATCAGTACAGAATTCTGAATCCGATAGCCCGTATGTGCCAGCGCGTCGCGATCGATAAGACCGGCATGGGCTCCGGACTCTACGACATGCTCAATGAGACTAACGCCGGTCGCATGATGGGTGTGAACTTTGGCGGCACAAACGATGATGGCGTTCGCATGAAGATAGACCTGGCGATCCGCATCAAGACGCGCTTCGAACAGGGACGGGTGCGAATCCCGTTTGACACCCAGATCCGCGCCGAGCTGCAGGCGATCAAGCGCCACGCTACATCGAGTGGCGTCACATTTGACGCGCCGCGCATCGAGGTGGACACGGCAGTCGCCGGCGGCGAAAAGAAGAAAGTTGGAGTCCACTCTGACGCATTCTGGGCCAAAGCTCTCGCGGATCTGGCAGGGGACGGCGGCTCATGCGTGCTGACCGGCGTCCAGACGCCGGCAAACCCAACTTCTTACTCGCAAATGAAGGGATACCTCTGATGGCCGACGCAAAGATTCCTGCCGTTCCACCGCTTCCGCCCAAGGGCGAGATGATCTCGTCCACCAGCCTTTACCTCCAGCAGATCTCGCTCTACCGCAATACGCTGGCCTTCGGCGGCACGCGCAACCCCACATCGATCTGGGCGGCCATGACCTATAACCAGCCGGAGACGATGGCCTACTATCGCGAGCTGGAAGACAAAGACGAGGACGTGGCCAACTGCCTGGACACGCTCAAACTCAGCGTTCTGGAACGGGATCGCAGCGTGCTTCCCGCGCCGCGCGACGAATCTTCGCAAGCCCAGGACGTTAAGGAGTTTGTTGAGGAGCAGCTCGGCCGGCTCGACTTTCACGCCGTGCTGGACTGCATCCTGGATGCGCCGGGCTATGGTTTTTCCGTACAGGAGATGATCTTCGACTCCTCGGAGGGCCAGGCGGAGCTGTTGGACATCAACGACTGCCCGCAGGAACTCTTCCTCTTCGGCGACCGTTTCTATCCGCAGGTGGGTAACCTGCAATTGCTCGACAATCCTTGGGCATCCACGGGCACCCAGATGCCCGAACAAAAGTTTCTGATCTTCAGCTACCGCAAGCGCAGCCGCAACCGGATGGGCCGTCCGTTGCTCAAGGCGGTCTTTTGGCCAAGCTGGTTCAAGCGGAACATTCAGCGTCTCTGGATGCAGTACGCCGAAAAAGGGCCGGGCACCGCCGTGGTGCATTACAACGACGCGGACAACGCCTCGGAACGCCAGATGGCTGTCGATATTGCCCAGGCTCTCGTGGACAATGTCGCCGTCGCCGTTCCCAAGGGTTTTGAGTTTGAGGCGGAACTCTTGAAGATTGCACGCGCCCAGGACCCCAAGGTCCACGAAAACTATTTCAAGGCCATGCAGTATTCCATCGCCCGCCGGGTGATGGGCGAAACGCTGACCAGCTTCGGCAACGAGGGCGGGGGAGGCTCCAAAGCCCAGGGCGAGACGCACGCCGATACGCTGGATAAACGCAGCGTGGAGCTGTGCCGCAGTCTCCAGAGCGTCATCAACGATCAACTCATCAAGCCTCTGGTGCTGTGGAACTTCGGCCCCAAGGCCCCGATGCCGATTTGGCAATTTGATCTGGAAGAGGCTGAGGATCTTGAGCTCGCGCTCACCGTGGACTCCGGCCTGATGCGCATGGGCAAGAAGTTCACCGTCGGCTACGTCTCCGACCGTTACGACCGGCCTCTGACTCCGGGCGAGACGGAAGATCAGGAGCTGGTGCCGAACGCGGCCGCGCCGTCCGTGGCGCTCACGGATCGTTCCAGCGCAACCTTTGCGGAGAATCCCGCGAGGCAAGCAGATTGGTCTGCAAGCCGCCGGAGATCAAGGGCATTGGCCGCAAAGCCCTCCGGGAATCTTCTTGCGTGGGCAGAAGCATCCACTCCGCGATTGATGAGCGCGAAACAGAACGTGATCCAGTTTGCGGAGCGCCAGGCAGAAGCGCAGTTGCATGAGGAGATGGCGCAATACGACAAGCTCTTCGCGCAGTTGCAGGGCGAAGCCAAAGGTATCTTCGCCCAGCGCGTGCGCGAGATCGCCGCGACGGCCGTGCCGCCGAAAGCTGGGTTATGACGCTGCACTCTCAAAACGCGGAGCAAGTGCGCCTCGGCGATCTTCTTGCCACACACCTGGCCGCGGCAAACCTGCTGGGGCGGCTGCACGTCGCCAAGGTCGGCCTGGTCAAACTGGGCCGTCCCATACGCCTGGCCACCAACTCGCGGCTGAAGAACTTTGCGGAAGATGACGCCCAGGGCGACACCCTGAATGTCGGCTTCAGCTTCGAGCTGCCTCCGGTCGGCGCTGTCGAGTATCTGCGCAACCTGACGCCGGTGACGCGCAATCTCTTCGACGGCCTGACGAGCCAGTACCGCAATGATGCCATCACGGTGGCAGGGGTCAGCGATCAGCGGTTGATTACGAAGATCCGCGACACCCTGGCCGAGACGCTGGCCAAGGGTGGAACGGCGGCCGAGTTCCACAAAGCTGTGGAGGGAATGACGACTGAGGCCGGCGTAGAGAAACTGGCGGCCTTCGAACTGGACACCGTCTTCCAGACCAACGCGGGCAAAGCCTACAGCGCAGGCCGGCTGGAGCAGATGAAAGACCCAGGGCTGATGGAGGATCTCCCTTACTGGCAATACTGGACGGTCGGAGATCTGCGCGTGAGACCCGCGCACGCGTCTCTCGACGGCTTCTGCGCGCGCGCCATCGATCCGGTATGGCTCAAGATTTATCCGCCCAGCGGTTTCAACTGCCGCTGCTCGGTGATCCCCATACTTCCCGAGGATGCGCCTGAGGGAAGTGACGAAGGCGGCATGGAAAGATTGCCGTTATTGGCGCGGCTGGGAGTACCCGAGCCGGGCTTCCACACGCTGTCTGGAGTGTAAGTAATCCAGGTTGCACAGCTCTCACAGTTATCGCACGGGCCGGCGATGCGGCCCGATAAGGTGGCTTCATGGCGAACGCGCTCACGAAGACAGTAGATGGCAAGCCGCTCGAGGCGGATCAATTTGCCTACGTCGGAGATCCAGCGGAGATCGAGAGCTGGCATTTGCCCATCGACAAGGATCACATCGAATCAGCGCTGAAACTCTTCGGCCACGAGAAGCATGTGCCGGCCGCCGCCAAGGCAGCCACTGCCCGCAAAATCGCTGCGAAGGCGAAGGATGCGGGCCTGGACACAACCGATTTCCGCCAGACCTATCTCTCCAGCGTGGAACACGGCGAAGCGCCGCGGCCCTGGATTGAGATCTTCCGCGCTGGCGATTACTCCAAGGCCGGCAAGGGAGTCATCACAGCAGCCGATCTGAGCCGCGTGGTGCGCAATTACGATCCCACTTATCACGAAGCTCCCGAGACGCTCGGCCATCGTGCAGACGATCAGCCTGCTTACGGATGGATCGATGCATTGACGCTCGACGGCGACACACTGCTGGCCAGGGAAAAAGAGGTCGATCCCAAGTTTGACGAGGCGCGCAGAGCTGGCAAATTCAAGAAGCGCTCGGCTGCATTTTATTGCGACGATGCCGGCCAGGTTACCGGCCTGCGGCATCTCGCCTGGCTGGGAGCAGGCATCCCTGAAATTAAGGGATTGCAAGACGTTGCATTCAACGATCACGGATCGAAGTTCATCGAGGTGGACTTCGGGGAGGATGACACAGTGGCAGAACCGAAAACCGTAGCCGAGCAGATCAAGGCATATTTCGCCGAAATTTTTAGCGGAAACGCCCAGCCAAAGACTTTCAGCGAAGACGATGCCAGGCGCATCGCCACCGAGGCTGCCACCGCGGCCGCGGCTCCGCTCCAGGCGAAAGTTACCGCTCTGGAAACCGAGCTGAAGGACCAAACCAAGAAATTCGCGGAGCGCGAAACAGCCATTGCTGGCGGCGAAGTGAAACAGCGCGCCGTCGCGGCCATTGCCAAACTCAAGAATGCGGGCAAGTGGATTCCAGCCTTCGACAAACAGGGCCTCGGCCCGGTCTTCGAGGAGCTGGCCAAGTCCAGCGCGACCGTTGAGTTTGGCGAAGGCGTGGAGAAGAAGACGGTCTCCCCGCTGGAGACGCTGGTGCTCTTTCTGGAAGGTCTGCCGAAGATCGTTCCTGGCGGACGGCTCATTGACGGCGCTCCGGCTGGGCGTGGGCAGACCTCAAGCGGCGATCCGCTGACCAATGCGGCACGCGCGCGGGAGAAGGAAAAGAAGATCTCCTTCAGTGAAGCGCTGTCGGAGGTCGCGGAAGAGCATCCCGAGTTGACGGTGGCCGGCGGTTCTACGGGCGGCCAAGTCTAGGCGTTCGGTCTCAACCACGGCAAGGATGGAGCGGCATCTGGAAAATGGCTGAGCGGCCGCTATTCGCTCGGCACACTTCAAACGGCCCAGGAGGGCGCAAATGGCAAACATCAACACTGAAACGAAGGGGCCGAAGGGCGTCCAGATCAAGGAAAGCCTGATCCCCGGCGGCTCGTCCGGCTTTACTCGCGGACTGGCCGTTGTCTATGGCACGGATGTCAATCATGCCGCCGTGGCCAGCGTCGCCAACTCCGCTTGCATCGGCATCATCGAAGAAGGTGCTGTCTCTACCACCGAGGCAATCTCGGTGATCGAGCATGGCCAGGCGGTGGCCCAGGTTGGCGCCGCCATTGCTTCCGCGCCGCTGGCCCTCACCAACAACGCCACGGGGCAGCTTGTACCGGCTACCGTCGGCCAGACTGTGGTGGCAATCGCCTTGGAAACAGCGCCCAACGCGGGGGATTATATCTGCGTTTTCGTTCCCGGACTCTTCGGCCTGGTGGCGGCAATCGCCTAACTAACTTTTTCGCCAGGCGTTCGGCGATGAGCTAAGCGCCTGGCAACGCACTGAAACCGAAATCGACCCGCGCAAGCGGCAGGAGGATGTAAATGGGCGGCTATGTTGGAACGATGCCGGCTGGGGCTCTGAATGTGGCGTTGTCGAACTTCGCCAAGGAGTTCCGCAACAACGCCTTAGTTGGCGAAATCTTTGCCCCGCGCGTACCTGTGGCGCGGCAGTCTTTCCAGTACGTCGTATGGAATCGCGACGACTTCAAGCTGCCCGGCTCCACGCTCCGCGCTCCAGGCGACGAGCCGCAGACGGTGCGGCGCAGCTATTCCACCGCTCCCTACATGGCGACGTCTCACGCCCTCCAGGGCGAAGTACCTTTCGAGAGCGAGAGTTACGGCCTCGGCCTGGGATTCTCCACGCGGAAGCAGCTCACCGCACAGCTCATCAAGCAGATCAACCTCGACAGGGAGGTAGCGACTGCCAAGCTGCTGCTGAGCGAGACCAACTTCCCCAATTACATCGATCTGAGTGCGGGATTGAATAACCAGTGGGACAAGTATCCCGCGGTTCCCGGCGAGGGAACCGATGGCTCTCACCCGATCGTGCAGGTCGAGGCGGCCAAGGCGATTCTGCGCCAAGCGGGGGTCCAGGATGCCGATATGGGTCTGCTCCTGAGCGACCCGGTTGTGGTCGCCCTGCAGAACCATCCGGACATCATCAACCGCTTCAAATACACCACGCCCGGCTCCATCTCCCTGGATCAGCTCTCGCAGGTCTTCCGCGTGAAGTGCATCCAGGGCAGCGCCATCCTGCTCAACCGGCAGAATGTGGCCTCTTGGGTTTGGGGCAGCAACGCCTTCCTGGGCTACGCGCAAGCCGCGCCCACGCAAGACGATGTGTCCTGCGCCAAGACCTTCGTCTGGACGGGCGGAACCGATGGCAACGGCGCCACCATTGCCGCTCCGCCCTCGACCGTGGACGGATACGGCGTTCTCGAATGGATCGATCCACACCTGGCCAAAAAGAAGTATTGGCAGAGCGTGGATTGGTACTACGACCTGCGCGCCACCGCGCAGGAAACGGGTATCCCCCTGCTCAACGCGCTGAGCGTCGCTCCCACCATGGGCGCGATCCCCGGCGACGTAGAAGGCTAACCAGCAGTCAACCGCATAGGGCGCGCGCTACCAGCGCGCGCCCTATGCAAGTCAGCAAATCGCCAGGAGAAATCGCATGGCAGCCAAGAAACAGAAATCTTACAAAGCGCTCAGCAGCTTCCTTTTCGGTCATCGCGTGGTCACTGCAAACTCCGAGCAGCCGTTCACCGAAGCCGAGGCCAAAACTCTGATCGAGCGCGGCGTCATCAAGGAAGTCCAGGAAAAGAATTAGCCGCATGGCCTACGCAACCCAAGCCGATCTCGTCCCCCTTCGCATGACGGCGAAGGATCTGACTGAGCTGACCGACGACGACAATACTGGCGAGATCTGCGCCACGACGGTCACGGCGGCGCTGGAAGAGGCATCGGGCCGCGTGGAAAGCTACTGCCGGATGCGCTATGTCACGCCGCTCCAGCAATCAGACGACGTGAAGGCGCTCACCCTGGACATCGCTGTCTACCTGCTTTTTAGCCGGCGGCGCGAGACGGCCATTGGCGAGACGGTGCAGCAGCGCTTTGACCAGGCGATTGCCTTTCTCAAAGACATCGCAGCGGCCAAGGCCTCGCTCGATCAGCCATCCACGGCTCTCCAGCCGCAGACCTCGCTGGGCGGCCCAACGATCTCCAGCAAAGATCATCACCTGCGCTTCAGCGACAAACATATCGAGGGTTTTGTATGAGCGCGGAAGTTATCCAGATCGACGACAGCACCGTGAGAGTCGCCCTGGGGAAGTTCCGCCTCTCGCTCGCTCAGAAGGACGATCTGATGTTTGAGATCGGCGCGGCCATGCTGGTGTCGATTCGGCGCACCTTCCGCGAGCAAGGCTCTCCGGCCAAATCCTGGATGCCGCTGGCTCCTTCGACCATCGCAAGCAATCCCAAAAAGTACGGCGCCGGTCACCAGCTCCTGATCGACAAGGGCACACTGCTCAATTCCATCGGCTTCCACACCGAGCCAGGCAGCGTCGTGCTTGGAACCAATCTCAAGTACGCGGCCGTGCATCAGTTCGGCTCGCGTGATCGCGGCGGCGTAGGCCTCGGCCCGCGCACCAAGGCGATGCAGGAATCCGTGGTCAATGTTGCGCAGCACGGCTTTGCGCGCCTCTCGGCATCTTTAGGCAAAGGCCGCTTGGGAAACCGAGTGCGCAATGTTCGCGGACCGCGCGATCAGGTTCATGGGATAGTTTCGGCCCACACGCGCCATCAGAACATTCCCGCGCGGCCCTACATGGTCTTCCGGCCAGAAGATCCGCGCCGCATTCAGAGCCTGGTCAACTCCTATTGCCGCCGCGCCATTGCCGCGGCCGGACTGGGAGGCCAATGATGGGCGCTCCCTCGCAGTTCCGGATCGATTACGTCGAAGGCGCACTGATCACGCTTCTCAAAACCGTGATGCCCACGGCTTATGGCACGGTGGATGCGCCGGTTCTGGTGGACATCAACTCGGTCAACAGCAAGGATTTCAACGCCCAGGGGCAGCTCGCGCTCAAGCCGCCGTCGATCCGCGTGCAGTTCGGCGATGCGAACTTCGCCGATCTCCGCGACAATCAGCGGCTGACCTACCAAAACGGGATGCTTTTCGATGTGCTCTGCTTCGAGTCGAGTCTGCGCTCGAAAGCCGATGAGCGGCTGCAATCGCTTGTCCTGGTCGCGGTCGTGCACAATCAGCTCGCGGGTGCGAGACTGACACTGGCCGATGGCACACGGTCCATGCCCATCGCGCTCAAGCGCGTCTCCCTGGTCATTCCCGACGATGGCGGTCCCGTGGATCAACTCTATGCGATCACGATTTCTGTCGAGGGCATTGCCCAATTCAACGGCCCGAATGGAGGACTCGTATGACGGCTTCAGCAGCTTCCGATTTTGTTCAGGTGCAGTTGAGTGCGGCGGGCGTGAAGTTCGCGGGGGCCGGTGGAATGGTGCGCATCGCAACCGCGCATTTTTTTTATGCCTTCACGGCAACCACGCCGGTTCGCGTGCTCACCAGCGAATGGCGGCGCGTGCTTTCGCTCAAAACTTATCAAGGCGCGGCCATTCTCCAGGTCATTTCCGAGACTTCGGCCACGGCTGAAATCTCGGCCACGGCCAACGCGGCAAGTAAACGGACGGTGACCGTGGCCGCCAGCCACACGGATGCGGTGGCATCCACAACGACGAAATAAGCTTGGCGGCCCATGGCCGCACAACCCGAGGTGATTCAGATGGCCGGTCCTTTCAATTTTCTTTCGCAATGGAAAACAGCCCGAAACCTGATGCTCAGCGTGAACTCGCAGCTTGCCTGGAATACCGCCCTGGCCGATGCGGCGCTCACGCAGCGCCAGCGATTCGATGGGGCCGCGGTGCTTGAACGTAAAATCACGCGGCGCTCCGATATTGCCTACGCCGGCAAGGGCACGGCTTTCGCCACCAACGGCCAGATCACGGCCTATGACACCGCTCTGAGCGGAGCCAAGTTTGAGCTGTCGAGCTGGCTGGCTGGCTGGGCGTGTGCTTTTCTGATGGGTACTGACACGGTGGTCGGAGTGGCCGCGCCGTATACGCACACCTTCACTTTTGATGAATCGACGCGCACCGCGGTGCCCACGACGATCTACATGGAAGATACCGAGGACGTCCATTACAAGTGCCCGGACATGTGCATCGGCGATCTCACGCTCACCATCAGTGAGATCGGCGCCATCATGTTGGAGTTGGGCATGACTGGCACCGGTATCCAGATCCTCGGATCGATGGCTGCTCCATTGCCCGTCGCGCCAGCCGAGACGTATCTTTTGGGGTCTGACGCGGTATTGAACTTTGGCCCGGTCGGCGCCCCCGCATCTCTCGTCGGACGCCACATGAGCACCACGCTCAAGCTGGAGAATCAGCTCATGGTTCACAGAGCGCCCGGCGGCGGCCTCTACGGAATCTTCGTGCGCAAGGGCAACCCCAAGTTCTCGCTCTCGACGGTCTTCGCGGCCAAGGACACCGACGACGTCTACGCGCGCTTCGATAACGACACCCCTTGCGATTACGAGCTGGCTGTCAATTCCGGGGCGGCCGCGCAGTTGACGATTTCCGTGCCCCAGATGCACCTGAAGACGACCAAGCTCGGCTTCGACGGCGACATGGTCGTGTGGCAGGTCGAAAACGACGAAACCACCAACTACCAGGCGGCTGGAGTTCCTCCCATCACCATCGGGGTGACCAACTCCGTCGCTTCCTATCTGGCGGCTCCGGGCGCTTAAAGTTTCTCCTGGGGGCGCGTTGGAACGGGGAGGCGCGCCCCTTTTTTTACCGCCGGGTGAGCTGGAATGGTTCCAGCGGCAGGCTCATAACCTGAATGATGCGGGTTCGAGTCCCGCCCCGGCAACCAACTTCCGTACCATCCGTGGCATCCCTTCGCCGCGGTCGAAGCCTCGCATGACCTGCGCGGAGCTTCAAGAAAGACCGGGTCCTTCACCTGGCTGTTGTACAAAATCTCAACTCCCAAACGAAAGAAGGACCTATGTCTGCATCAATCGAACTGAAAGCGCCGCGCATCATCACCATCGAAGATCGCGGCAAGCAGTATGCCTTCACCCTCGCGCGCATCACGAAAAAGCTATGGCTGCGCTATTTCGAAGCCATCCTCTCCACCAGCGAAAACCAGAACGGCAAGCGGGTTGACAGCTTCGACTCCAGCGCCGCGCGGCTAGACCTGGTGGAACAATGCCTCATCACAGCCAACGGCTATGCACTGCCCGCAGACAAAACCAGTATCGACCAGGTCGAGGGTTGGAAAGCCTTGCTGCCTCTCTCGCATCGCCTGGGCGTGGCCAACGCCATCATCTCCGTCTCGGCAAGCGATCCGGCCGACGACGATCCGATTGCGCTCGGCCAGGAGTCGGTCTTCCTCGACGCGGTCTGGAGCGCCGGAGACGACGGCATCATGCGGAAGTTCCATGGTCTCTGCCACAACTTCAAGACGCCCACGGCTGACCAGCAGCGGCGCTTCTCTCGCGATAGCAGCCGCTCACGCGTGGTGGGAGGAAGCCGCAACGGAAAGACGCAATGGCTGGGCGCGCAGGCCACGCTCGCCGAACTGTATGACGAGCTGATCGTGAGCGTCGAAGGCTACACGGTGGACGGCACGACTCCGGACCGCGAAGCCGTTGTCGAGTTCATGGACACCTACCACAAGGTCGCGGCCGTGGACACGCTCTTCGCTCCCGCGGCTGCAAAGGTCGAAGAGGATGGCAATTGATGTTTGGCGCGATGCGGAAGGCGTGCGGATGGCCCTCGAAGAGATCTTCGAGAGCGACTTCGTGCGCAGCCGCATCCAGCGCGAGGCCTCTGGAGCCAGCCCCGAAACCGTCGAGAGGATGGAGCGCCAGATTCCGCCGCGCACGCTGGCGTGGGGCTATTACCGTTTTGGCGAGTATCTGCTCCATCTTGATGCCCTCCAACGTGCGGGCATCGGCTTCCAGGTCCGGGACCTCGCTGGCTTCGAGGCAGAAGGGATTTTGGCTCTTGGTCGCGCTCGTGCTGCATTCGAGAGCCACCACCCGGCGTGCGGCTCTTGCGGGACGCGGCAACAGAATCGCTTTGGCAGGGAATGTCCTGGCTGTGGGGCCAAGTTCCAGCGCCGCAAGGAGTAAATCGTGGCTGTAGAGACTTCCGCCGTCCAAATCTCGGTCAATGTCGTTGACAACACCTCCAGCCAGGTGCTCGCGGGCGTTGAGCAGAACCTGACCAAGCTGGGCGCGGCGGGCGCAAGCGTCGGCCCAAAGGTGGGCGCAGGGTTGGGCCAGGTGGGCGCGGGGGCGCTCTCGGCACACGAGAAGGTGCGCCTCCTAACTGAAGAATTCGGCGTGCGCATCCCGCGCGCCATGCAGTCGGTGATCTCGAAGTGCCCGGCGGTGATGGGCGCCATCGGCGCTGTCAGCGGAGCGATGATCGCCCTGGGCGCGATACAGATCGGCGGCATGGTCTTCGAGGCGGCGGTTCGAGGAGCGGAGAAGCTGTGGCATAACGTCCTCAATGTGAATCAGGCGGTAGAGGATTACAACGCGAAGGTTGCGAAGACAAAACAGGATGACTTTGGCAACACGCAATCAATCGAGACGACCAGACTGCGCATCAACGAGGCCACTGCCTCAGTGAAGCAATACGAGGCCGAAGTTGAAGAACTGAAACGAAGAGCAGCCAGCGCCGCGACAAATCCTCTCTTTGCGGCGATACCTGGCGGAAACGCGCTTGTATCAATCCACGACACCTGGTGGGCGCACGATGCACAAGTCAAACAGATGGAGGCTCAGGAACAACTCGACAAGCTGAACAAAGAGAACCTTATCGAGCAACGCCACGAACAAAAACTCGATACGATCGAGCTGGAACACGCCTACGACTGGAGACTGAGCAAGGAAAAGGAGATCACCGAAGAAAGGCGGAAACAGCACGAGATCGACGCGGAAGATTCCAGGCATACATCCGAAGTAGAGGGGCGTTACGGAAACTCTGTCGGCACTCCGCATCGAGGGATGGCTTTATTTTCTAAGGGTCAAATGACCGAGGTTTTCGGCACCGGAGCGCCTATTTCGAGCACTCAGGGGACGAAGGACTTGCTCGCGGACGCTAAAGCCGACAAGTCTCTCGCAGATCTCGCCGGAACGGGAGGCGGCGGAACAGGCGATGCAAAATCTCAGGCGCAGGAACTGGCGCGCATCCACGAGCAGGCGCTGGAATCCGGTCTGCGCGGCTCCGCGCTCTATCACGCGCAGGAAGCGGCCGCTATCGAGGATCTGAAGCGCAGAGGCATCTCCAGCTCCCAGGCCGTTGAAGACGTCCACACCAAATTCCATAACGAGGAGATGAACCGGCTCCGCACACAGCAGGCGGAACTCGAACATATGCGCCAGGAGACTCAATTGATGGGCCTCACCGGAACGGCGCGAATCAAGCAGGAAGGCGAGAACCGCATCAAAAACCTCAGCCCGGATCTGGCGCCTGGCGAACGCCTGGCCATGGAACATGAAATCGGGCAGCAAACCGATCAGCAAGTTCATGCACAGGACAAAACAGATGCCGAGGAGAGGAAGAAAGCCGCCGACGAACTGGCTGCAAAGCATCAGCGGTCCATCGAAGAAACCGAGCATATTGAGGCCCAGGCGCGGGTGAAATCGCTGAGCGCGGAGAAGCAGAAAACAGCATCGATTCAAGCGGAACTCGATGAGAAGCTCCAGCGATACAAAGAGGAACTGGCCGGGCAGGCGGATGCAGACGTGCAATACGCGCGCCGCGCGGCCGCTGCGCAGGCGGAAGCCAACGCTGAGATGGTGGAGGCCAATCAAGACGCGCACAAGAAGATGGCTGGCGAATTTGATCAGCTCTTCGAGGGCATGAATCACCCCCTCAAATACCTTGAAAAGTTGGGCGACAAGACCGCGGGCAATGCGGCCGCTTCGCTAGTGCAGCACTTCCAAGGCACCGGAAAGGCTGCGGATCGGACGCCCGACAGCGGCATCTTCAGTGATGTGTTCAACGGCGGCAAGGGCGGCAAGATGCACGGCGCAGCCGGCATGAGCGCCGAGTCGAGCAAGATGCTTTCCATCGCTTCCGCCACCATCCATGTTGGCAGTGCAACGATTTCAGGCGCGGGTGGTGTCAGCACAGGAACTGGCACGGGCACGGCTTCCACAGCCGCCGGCAATGCGGCCTTGGGCACGGGCAGCACTTCGACTGCGGTGGGAGGGCCGGCGTGGAGCGCCAAAGGCTCAACCACTGGGGGCGTGGGCTCGGGAGCCGGGGCAGAAGCCGGGGTTCATTTAGCCCCCGACGCTGATGCAGGTTCCTTCGGCGGCGCAGCTACTGCTGGTATGCGCACGGCGGATGGCCGAAATCAAAGCACGCATATGCCGGACATAAGCAAAGCGCCCGGATCAACCGCTGCCGGATATCTCGGATCGATCTCCAGCCTGTATCAGCTCGGCAATAAAGCTTCTGTTGGCACGGTCACTTCCGATGCACCTCCAGGGAAAGGTGGTTTCTGGAAGGGCATGGAAAACGATCTTTATGAAGAATTCCCTCTCGCCAAAGAGATGAAAGGCGTGTTCCAGCACCCCCGTCAGCAGCAGCAACAGAGCGATTACCTGCTAAAACATCTCTTCCATCATCAGGGCTCGACAACAGCGGGTACCGGCAATCAGTTGAACGACGCCAACGCCGGATTCGCTCGTGGCTCCTCCTCTATCGGTGTGGGAGCGGGGGCGGACACCGAGCCGGGTACGGGATCTGCCGTAGACTCCGGCTCTTTTGGCGGTGCGGCCACCGCTGGCCCGCGCGCTGCGACCGACCGCGATCAAACCACGCATATGCCGGACACCAGCAAAGCGCCAGGCTCGACCGCTGCCGGATTCCTCGATTCAGCCGAATCGCTGAATAAGACCGCGAATCAAGCACTCGACCAGAAGAATTCTGGCACCGGAACTTCTCGAGGCTCGGGAGCGCGGCAAGACGTATCTGAAGGGATCACCGCCGGGCAAGATGTGGTGGGCTTGTATGCGGCGGAGCGGGGAGGCGGCGGAGCTGGCGGAGCACTGAAAGGCGCGGCCAGCGGCGCGCAGCTCGGCCTCATGATCGGCGGTCCGATGGGTATGGTGATCGGCGCGGCGGCCGGGGCGATCATAGGAGCCGTTGGCAGCGGCCAAGAAGCGCGGAAATACGACCTGAAGACCGTGCGCCCGCGGATCACGGCGGACCTGGAAGCCTACCATTCCGGCTCGATGGATTATCTCGGCGCTTATTCAGACGGGCAAAGTCTTCAGATGGAGGCGGCCAAAACGACGACCAAAATGGGGCCAGCCGATGGTCGCTATTACCAGAACACGATCAAACCCGAACTGCTGCAGTTCATGGAGAAGATTACCGCGGAGCAAAAGGCTGGGCGCAGCATGTACACGGCCAGCGGCGCGTCTTACGCGTCCGGCAATCCCTATGTGCAGGAAACTGGCCTCAACTTGAACCACGCGGGTGAGCGCATCTTTTCAGGGGTTCAGAACAGTGACATCGTGAAGGCCGTCACGGAGGGAAATCGCGGGCAAATGCCTGTTCAGCCTGCCTCGATGGGCGATGTGCATCTGCACGTCCACGCCATTGACGCGAAGGGCGTAGCGGGCTTCCTCGACCAGTACAAGCACAACATCCGCTCCGCCGTGAATGACAGCTATGCCGAGAACTCGGGAGGAGGTCTCTGATGCCAGCCAGCGACATTCTTAACCCGACGACGATCTGGGAAGAAGACATCCAGGATTCGATGACGCCCAACTACGGCTTCACGCGCAAGCGGGTCAGTACCAAGCTGAACAAAAAGGCTGTCGGGGGCACACCCTGGACGAGAGAAACGCAGAACACCGGACATAGCTTCAATTTTTCGTGGTTGGCGCGCACTTGGGCTTGCGTACAGCGGCTGAAGAGGTATGGCGAGCAGTACGAAGACGGCTTCTTTACCATCATCGACTGGGATGGCGGAGGCCGTCAGTACGTCGGCAGGTTCACCACTGAGGTTGTGCCCGTCGAAACGGGCAACGGCATGTGGGACGTACAGAACGTGACCTTCGAGGAGATCCCGCAGCAGCAGATGCTGGTGTACCCCAGCGACTGGGCCGGTGACGCGATTGCATTCTTCGCAGCAAACGATTCTGGCGATCAGAAGCTGGCCACCAGCGGCGCATGGACACAAACAGCGCGCACGGCCATCGCCGGCAGCCAGGGCACAGAGCACGTCCCTCTCGCCGCGGGCACGGCCTACACCACGATGGACGATGCGGGCACGGCTGGCGACTGGGCCTGCTACGAATATCGCGGCTACGGCTTCCGGCTCTACATACTGAAAGGTCCGGAGTTCGGCAACGCGGATCTGTATATTGATGGCGTGCTGGTGGAGACGCTCAGCCTCTTTGCGGCCACGGATCAAGGGCCGCAGATCGTGGCCTCGTACCAGAATCTTCCGCTCGATATTCATCGTGTCCAGGTGGTCTGCGACGGTACCTATTCCTGGCGGGTTCCTCCGGTCGTCAACGCGGCTCCGGTTCTGGCTTCTCTGGCCGGGACGCTTGCAGTGGCTCAATCGCAAGATGTGCTCGGCGGCTCGCTGGCCATCACCAACGCGACAGGCACGGTTACGAATCTGCCTCTGGGCACGGCTGGAAGCACGGATACACTCGCCAACCTGGCGGTGACGATCAATGCGGGCGGCTACGGTATCACGGCCACCATCGCTGGTGGTACCGCGATGACATTTGCGGGCACGCTTCTCGATGCCATCGTGGGTTCGAATCTGACCGACACAACGCCGGGCACACCGGGTGGCATCGCGGTGAGCTGGTACGCGCTGGAGGTGATGCGGTGACCAACTATTCGTCGCGTCTCTTGGCTGTTGGCGGTGCGCACACGGGCATCGCGCCGGTGAACCTGCTCGACGTGCAGGATACCAACGGCAATCTTCACTACTGGTCGGATCGGCCCAGCAACGCACCGAACGTGATCACGAGCGCTCCGGCTGATCTTATTGTTCCCCGAGGCGCGGGAAGCGGCGCAGGAGGCGGAATTGCGGTTTGGACTGGCCCTATTTCTTTAAAGAAATCTTCCAATTCATCGCAATTCTATGCGACCAACAAAAATGAGACATTGGAGGCCCCCGTCCTTCCCAAAGGCGCTGTGATCTCCGCTGTTTATGCGGTCATTACCGGAAAGGTAGCATGCACTGGCTGCGGTGGCTTCGTCATCAGCGCACCTGGAATGACTCAGCCGACAGGCTCATTTTCCGGAACCCTCTGGTCAGAGAATCTTGTCGCGACATCGGATGGAAGTGGAGTCTTTAGTTTCATCGCATACGTCGGCTATTATCCCGACGAAGGACCGGGCTTGATTGATTTCGACCTGAAGGGCTACATGTGTGTTGTCTATTCTTTGCCCGGTGTGAGCTATTCTGGAGGCCAAAATTACGCCGGTGAAACCTACGGCGGAGGCCCTTATCTTCCCTGGCTCGTCGGCGTCCCGCAGTTCAGCTTTCATCGTTCGCTCCAGACCGACGTGGGCGCGTTCGTGATCCAGAATCTCAGCGGCGACACGCTCAGCCGCGACTTCGAGAAGATCGTGCGCCGCTCCACGCTTGAGGGCGCGATGTTCGTCTATCGCTGCTACCAAGCTGACGCCCAGGACTCATGGCTTGAGGTCCATGGCACACTGACCCTCGACCCGATCGGCGTGGACACCGCGATCTTGAAGGGCGCACAACTCCTCAACCCGTCGCAAGACGATACCCCGCTTGAAATCTACTGCGAAACGTGCCAGCTCCAGTGGGGCGGAGCGCGCTGCGGTTCAACGCAAGCCACCGAGTGCAATTACAGCTACCAGAGCTGCCAGTCGCTCAGCCGGATCATGGTAGCGATGAACAATTACGAGAAGAATTACGGCGAAGCCGCTGCCAACACCGCGCTGAACGTGATCAACCGGCGGAGGACCATCTAATGGCGAACGCCGCCACAACCCAGACCAGCAGCGCCAGCGAGACCACCGGCCAGCCGATTCCGCTGACCTACGGCTATGCCTGGGCGACGGGAAAGCGCGCTGAATACTACATGCTCCAGAACACCGGAGATTCCGTCAATATGTACACCCGCCTGGGGATATGGCTGCTCGGTCATGGCGAGTGGGATGGGTGCAGCGAGCTGTGGATCAACGATCTGCTGGTCTGGATGGGCGGAAATGCACCCGCGGCTAAGGTCATCCGCAACTACGGATATAATTGGCTGGCCGCTCTCGACAACGTTGAAGGCTTCGTCTTCAATTTCCACTCCGGTTGCGACACTCCGCTTGGCGCATCGCTCACGCCCAGCTCCACCGGCCCGGATCAGAACGTCGATCTGCTGTGGCCGCTCTTTCCGCCAGCGATCCAGCCGCTGGCTTACTCGCGCATCGCCTACTACGCGCTGATGCGCAAACAGCCTGTGGTCAATCAGACGAGCAACAATGGCAACGACCCCAGCCAGTGGACCGACATCGCGCCCATCGGCCTCTGGCGCGCATTGCGCTGCCGCCTCTTTGACGACGAAGGCAATCAGACTGGCTATGCCTTCACAACGAATCCTGCTTGGCACTTCGTGGACGTGTTACTGCGCCGCAAGATCATGCCCGATTATGGCCTGACGCTCAACGTTGGCCCGGACGCTTTGACCGCAGCGGTGCAGAACCGCTTTGACTGGGGATCGATCTACACGGCCGCGCAATACTTCGATGAATTTCTCGCGAACGGCCGGCCGCGCTTTTCGGGCAACTATTCGTTCAGTACCCAGACCACGCTGCAAGCCGTACTGGAGCAAATTCTGCTCTGCTGCCGCAGTTTCTCAACCGAGTACGCCGGGAAGATCGGCCTCAAGTGCGATATGCCCCGGTCGAGCGTTTTTACCTTCAGCCGCGCCCATATTCTGCCCGGCTCGTGGAATGCAAGCGATCAGTCGCTGCACAAAAGCGCAAATCGCTACATCGCCAAATTCCGCGACCTGCTGGTGCCGGAATGCAGCCAGATCGCCTCGATTGTCGGCGGCGCGGGTGTACGGCCCACGGTTACTACCAAAGAGCCGCATCCCTTCGAGGCACAGGATTGGATCGCCATCGGCGGAACCAGTACAACCTACGATGGTCAGTGGCAAGTCTACAGCGTGCCCGACGTCATCAATCCAGGCACATCAACCGAGATCGATCCGACGACTTTTGTTCTTGTGCCAAAAGGCTCAAATTATCCCGCCAGCGTGGGCGCGGTGGGTGGATGCGGGCTGCTCTATTCGCGCTTCAAGGAACGCGCGCCGGAGTTCTGGCACAAGGCCAATATGCTGGCCCGCGGCGTCGTGGGCCTTGGCCTTGCACGGCAGCGCAACAAGGTAAAACAGGAGCTCGACTTCGCCACTATGACCTGGGATCAGGCCAGCCGCCTCACTTGCTACGAGCGTGATCGGCTGCTGGGGATTGATCCGACCGGCCCTGATGGTCAGCCCACGGCGCCCTATGTCACTCCGCCCAGCGTCAAGCTGCGCACCAGCATGTTTGCAAAGGACGTCTTTGGGAACCTGGCCTGTGCTGTGGAACCGGGCGATCACACCACTCTCGATGACACTACAAACTTTCAATATGCCGGCGAGTACGAAGTACTCGATCGCACTGTTTATCCGCCAACCTGCCATGCCGCCGGCACGGGAGGAGAAATTGCCCTCAAGCCCGACGAGAATTCGGGCGAAATCGAGTTCACGCTAGGACCGTATAACGAAGCGATCCTATACGACACCAGCGACCCGACCCAGGCTGGCTGGCCCAGCGTGCCGGGCAGCGATTCCGGCAACGATGCCAGTTATACCAGCATCCCGCTCGCGAATGGTGGCACCTTCGTGTTCTTCAGCGGCCAGTTACCTAGCGGCCAGCCCTTTCAACTGCCGTCGTCAGGCTTCCCGGCTGCAAACCTGCTCGCCTGGGCCTCGGCCGCGGGCGCGAACGTGCCGGGAAACGATCATTCCGCGAGCGCAATTGTGTTATGCGCGGCGAGTGCCACGCGGCTTCTCACACTCAATTACTCCGACTGGGAAGGCTTCGTATGGAACGGTGACGTGAACTATGCGGCTTTGAGCTGGCTCAGCCCAGATACAACCACATCGAGCAATGGCCTCACTTGGCTTGAGCTAACTCTTCCCGGCGGCGAAACCATCCTCTTCGGCAACGGCGTTCTGGCGGATGGAGCCTCTATCGTTCTGCCGCCAGGTTATACAGCCGCGCAAAGCTTCGCCGTCGCGGAAATGCACGATGGGCCGACGTCCGGCAACAACGTAGCGCATATGATGGGCGCTTATGTCGATGCGGACCTGGTCGTCCACTTTGACATCACCGACGGCAGCGGCAACCTTTGGCACGGAAACGCCTCGGTGCTTGTCTTCGCGTGGAAAAACAACATGGGCACCGTCACCACGCAAGCCCTCAGCGGCGGTAACTGGATGGAGATTCCGCTTGCGAATGGCATCGTCTTCGGCGCTGGCTGCGCAAAGAGTATGGCGAACGGCGCGACGCTCGCATTGCCTGACGCTGCGGGTGACGGAGCTACCCTTGAAGTCCTGATCGGATCGAGCAACGGACAGCCCGAGGCCAACACTCAGCACGCGCAGGGTGTCGGTTCGTGTTATCTGGATGCCGACAATGTCGTCCATATCTCCTTCCAGGATGGCTCAGGCGACACCTGGCCTGGAACCGCAGATGTCCTTGGCATCTATTGCACTCCCACGACTGCCGCGCTGACTTTGGTCACGGTGACCCCGGCCTCCGCGAGCATCATGACGGGTACGACGCAGCAGTTCGCCGCCACCGTGGCGAATAACGCCAACCCCAACGTGACCTGGAGCGTGGATGGCATCGTGGGCGGCAATGTAACTGTGGGCACGATCAGCGCCGCCGGGCTTTATACGGCACCGAATGCGGCTGGATCGCACACCATCGCCGCCACAAGTGTGGCGGATGTAACCGCATCCGGTTCAGCCCCAGTTACTGTCTGGGCCAGCACAGGCGAAGGCGGCGGCGGCTGGACAATCAACGGGAGCTAACATGCCAACGCAGATCATCAATCTCAATAACTCGACTCCCGCAGCTCCCGCCGGTACCTTGAATGTCGAATGGCAGGCAGACGCCCCGTCTCTCGATTCCACGATAGCTAGGAATGTCTCGGCCTACGTGCCGAAATTCACGGGCGACACCGGCGCTGGCGGAAGCATGGGCGTTGTGCCCGCGCCAGCCGCTGGCGATGCCGCTGCGGGCAAAGTGCTGAAAGCGGACGGCACTTGGTATGTGCCTCCCTCGACGCCGATCGCGACTACTTCCGCGCCGGGCATTGTCCAGCCTGACGGCACGACGATCACAATTGATGATGGCGTGATCTCAGCGGTTGGTGGGGGCTCTGGCGGGGGCATGACGAACCCCATGACCACCGAAGGTGATCTTATCGTTGGCGGCGCATCAGGAGCTCCGACGCGACTCGCTCCCGGCACCAGCGGCCAGGTGCTCCAATCAAACGGATCGACAGCGTCTCCATCCTGGGTTGCGCCCAGCGGAGGAAGTGGGGGCAGCGGAGGCATAGCTCCTACCGTAGTGCAGTCAGCGCAAGCATCTAATAGCGGTTCCCCCGTGAATGTCACTTTTCCAAGCACTCCAACCCCTGGGAATTTGCTCCTGTTTATCGTGGGCGGCTGGGCGAACAACGTTACGCCTCCTGACGGCGTAAGTCTGTTCTCCGCGGTCATGGTGACTAACGAAGAAATTGGCGTCTATCTAAAGCCGGTAGTCTCTGGAGATGGCCAATCTTGGAGTTTCACGCCGAGCGGTGACGTGCTCAATGTATTCGCGGTAGAGATCGAAAATGCTGGCTATGTGAGTGCTTTGGCCGTGAGTCTAGGGCAGCCAAGCAACACAGGAGCGACATCCTTTGCTCCTTTGGCTCAGTCGTTTTCGGGCGGCCCCGCATTGGTATTTGCGGGATTTGAGGCGGATGGCGCCACGAGCGCTGCGGCACAAACGGACTTTACTTTACTCACTTTTCTTGGACAGGGAACCTCACATCCGATTGTTGTGATTCAGGGAGCGAACCTAGCAGCAGGAACTCGTTCGATGCCGGGTATCACTTGGACTGGGGTGACTCTCGGCCAGCAAATTGTCGCTGCGACGGTCGTCGTAAACGCCATATCTTAGCGGCTCGGCAGTAGCTTGGCTGGGGATAACTACGGCTGAATTTATCGAGGCATCTGGCGTTCTGACGAGCGCAGGAAATTTGGGAGGGCATGGAGGGTCGACTCGGGCAGCCTTTGGAATCTATGAAAAATGGAATACAGGAATTCTTTTACAGTGGTACTGTAATCGAACGCCTGTTTTCACTGTAACGGAATTTCTGCAGCCACACTGTTTCTGGCGAGACTCTGCGGCGAATAAGGACATGGGAAAACCCCTTGGGGATGATCTGCGCCGTAAACTGCTTTCCGCCTACGATCAAGGCGAAGGGACGCTTGAGGAACTTTCC